CGCATAGGAGACCCAAATGCCAACAACAGTAATAACTGGGCGCGATGTTACCTTCACACTTGATAGCGCTAACTACGATGCCCAAGCAACAAGCGCAGTCCTAAGCTGCGAAACTATCATCGAGACCTATCAGACTCTTGATGGTCGCGCCTATAAGTCCGTTGATAAGCAATGGACATTCGCAATTGAATTGCTACAGGATTGGGGAGTTGCAAGCTCTCTATTCGAAGCAATGTGGGCTGATGCTGAAACAGCACCTAACACCACACTTACAGTTGCTTTCACAGCTGCAACTGGCGCAGTATTTACTTTCAGCGTATTGCCAATCTTCCCAGCAGCAGGTGGCGCAGCTCCAGGAGCGCTAACTGATACTTGGACGATGACAGTCGTTGGAACACCAACAGAGAACTTCAGCTAACAGATCGGAGCATCGGGAGCTATGAAATTATCAATCACAATTGAATATAACTCTGGCGAATCAGCAACTTATATTGCTCAACCGCCAGAGTGGGCTAAGTGGGAAAAGGCAACTGGACACACTATTACCAAAGCTCAAGAAAATATAGGAATCTGGGACTTAATGTTCTTGGCCTATAACGCTTACAAACGCGAAAGCGCTGGTAAGCCAGTAAAGAGCTTTGATGTATGGATGGAAACAGTTGCCGACATTAAGACAGGCAATGATGACCCAAAAGCCATCAGCCCGACAGCGTAAGGCGGCTATTAGTAACAGTTGCTCTTAAGACTGGTATCCCGATGCAGTATTGGGATGATTGGGACGATGTAGCAACGGCAGTCGAGCTGATAAAGGAGATGAATAGCAATGGCTGAAGATGTCTCAGCATTTGATCGCACAGAGCTGCGTCAAGTCTATAAAGCCTTCTCCTTGCTAGGTGACGAAGCCAAAGCCGAGGCTCGCGGAGTTTCAAATAATCTTGCTATGTATCTACAGCGCCAAATTGCTGCCAAGGCCGCGACTCGGACTAAGGGTCAGATTGCTATTAACAGAATCGTTAGCGGATCTAAAGTTTCTAAGACCAGCACAACTGGCGAAATTAAATATGGTTTTGCTAGCCAAAGATTTAGCGGTGGAGCTAATACTCAAACGCTCTGGGCTGGCTTTGAATTTGGTTCTAATCGCCTAAAGCAATTTCCAGCTTATTCAGGCCGCCAAGGCCGAGGCTCTCGCGGATGGTTTATTTATCCAACGCTACGCCAAGAACAGCGCAGCATTGTGGCACAATGGACAGCAGCATTTAATAAAATCCTAGATAAGTGGGCAACTAGTGGCTGATTCAAGAGCATTAACACTTAAACTCTTAGCTGATACAGCAGACTTTCAAAAGAAATTATCTGCTGGCTCGAAAGACATTGATTCTATTGGTGAGAGAGCTACCGAATTTGGCAAAAAGGCAGCAATTGCATTTGCCGCTGCTTCAGCAGCAATAGGCGCATTTGCAGTAAGTGCAGTTAAGGCCGCTGCTGAAGATGAGGCTGCTCAGCGTAAATTAGCAGAAACGATTAGAAGCACAACTGCTGCAACGGATGCCCAGATTGCTGGAGTTGAGGCTTATATTACAAAGACCTCAATTGCCATTGGCGTAACTGATGATCAATTGCGTCCAGCATTTAGCAGATTAGTCCGCTCAACCAATGATGTTGAGGATGCCCAGAAGTTGCTAAATTTAGCACTAGATTTAAGTGCAGCAACAGGCAAGCCACTTGAAACAGTAACAAATGCTTTAGGTCGAGCTTACGATGGCAATACAACAGCGCTAGGCAAATTGGGCTTAGGTATAGACCAAGCTGATTTAAAAGGCAAAACCTTTGATCAAACTTTTCAAGACCTTACTTCAACCTTTGGTAACTTTGCAGAGAACGAATCTGAGACAACAGCCAAACAAATGGAGCGAGTCAAAATTGCTCTAGATGAGGCTAAAGAATCAATTGGGGCAGCATTACTGCCAGTAGTTCAAGAATTAACTGACTTCCTTTTAGTTTCTTTTATTCCAACTTTAGAAGCTTTTATCTATGGCTTGACAGGTCAGGGTCAGCTTGATGACGCATTGACCGATTCTCAAAAGACAGCAATTGATTGGGGCAAAAAAATCAATGGCATTATCAACACAGTCGTTGATCTCAAAGATGAATTGCTAATTCTTGCTGGCGTTATTGCTACAGTTTTTGTGGTATCTAAAATAGCAGCAGCCGTAGCGGCCACAATTGCATTAATTAATGGACTTATAAGAGCCTACAATTTATTAAAGGCGAGTTCTATAGTTGCTGGGGTAGCAGCCGCATTTGCTTTAAATCCATTGCTAGGCGGAGCAGCATTAGCTGGTGCAACTCTAGTATTAGCTGGCGCAAATGCTTTAGCTCGTAGCGGCGATACACCCGAAGCTGAAGGAGTAAGTGATGCAGCAATAAATGCTGGTATCGCAGCATCCTCTTCTGGAAGCGGTCTAAAAATAGCAACAGGCAGAACTGCGTCAAATACGGGAACTAGCGCTGGATTAAAAACAGCAGGTGGAACTGGTTTAGGTGGAACTACGCCTACTCTGATTGAGCAAGTGAGCGAAGCTAATTTTATTAAAAGAATAGCAGGAACTGGATCGTTTGATGTCGCTGGTGTAAGACGAGCTGATGAGCGCGGAAATGTCATAATAAATGTAAATGCTCCTTCCGTCATAGATGAAGAAGGATTTAGTAGAGCCGTTATTTTGGCGTTAAACAGTAGCCAGAGGCGTAATGGCGGCGGTCTAGGTGGGTTACAGCCTTGACCCTATGGAGTCCAACTTATCGAGTCAAGGTAAATGGATCAACAGTTACCTCAGCTTCTCTAAGTGGTTTAACAATTACCTCAGGCCGTTTTGACATTTATTCTCAACCAATTGCAGGTTATTGCAATTTAAGTTTATTAGAAACTAATTCAAGTCAAGTCAGTTATGAAATTAATGATTCAGTAACAATTGAAGTGTTAAATGCTTCCGCAACTTATGTCTTTCTTTTTGGTGGATTTATTACTGATTTAAGCGTTGTGGTCGCTACTTCAGGATCTTCAGCGTTGAGCCAAAGAATCAATATTATTGCCGTTGGAGCTTTAGCCAGATTAAATAGAGCCGTATTTTCTGGCAACCTTGCTCATCAATTTGATGGCGATAGAATTTTAGAATTATTGGAAGATGTAGTATTAGGCAGTTGGAATGAAGTCCCACCAGCTTTGACTTGGGCAACCTATGACGCAACTGAACAATGGGAAGATGCTCTTAATACTGGCTTGGGTCAAGTTGATACTCCAGGGAATTATGAGTTGCACAGTCAAACTGGAGTTAGCGATACAATTTATGATTTAGTCTCAGCAGCAGCTACTTCAGGCCTTGGTTATATTTATGAAGATCCTGAAGGCCGTATTGGCTACGCAGATTCCACTCATCGCACAAATTACTTAGCAACTTATGGCTATGTTGATTTAGATGGCAATCACGCCTTTGGCTCAGGGCTGCAGATAGTCAAGCGAGCTGGAGATGTAAGAAATGCGCTAACAGTTCTTTATGGTGCTGATAGCGACCAAGTAGCAACAGATGCAGACCCTGATTCAATTGCTCTTTATGGTGAGTTAGCTGCTGAAGTTGAAACTACTCTAAGGCATTTAGCCGATGCTGAGGATCAAGCCGCATTTTATTTAGGTATTAGAGCCTATCCGCAATTCCAACTACCCACAATTAGTTTCCCAATAGGCAGCTCAGAAATTGATGATGCAGACAGAAATTCCCTTTTAGGCGTATTTATGGGTATGCCATTAAACATCACAAATTTGCCAGCCAATATGGGCAATGGGGAATTTCAGGGATTTGTCGAGGGCTGGACTTGGATAGCTTCTCTTAATTCCTTGACTTTAACCCTTAATGTCTCGCCTATCGCTTATAGTCTCCAAGCAATGCGCTGGAATGATGTCCCAGCCGTTGAAACCTTTAACACAATTTTACCCGATTTGACTTGGCTTAACGCTACAATAGTGGCATAGGAGAATAAATGGCAACCACAACGAATTATGGCTGGACTACTCCAGACGATACCGATCTCGTCAAGGATGGTGCTGCGGCCATTCGCACTCTTGGCTCATCAATTGACACAACGACAAAAAATTTAAATCCTGAAACGACTCTGGGAGATATTGCCTATAGATCAGCTACCGCGAACACTAACACTAGACTTGCCATAGGAACTTCAAATCAAGTTCTGACAGTTTCTGGCGGAGTCCCAGCTTGGGTTAGTCCTGCTGCTTCCACTCCAGCAAATGCAGTTGCAACTGGCGCTGGCAATAGCACAACTTCAAGTTCTTATGTAAATTTAAATTCAAGCGTTGCAGTTACTTTAACGACTGGAACTAAAGCATTAGTTATAGTTAGAGCCCAAATTAATACTCTTGCAGGCGGAAGGCAAGGAATGGTTTCCTACGCCGTCAGCGGCGCTACTACTATTGCTGCCTCAGATGATTTTTGCTATTCGTCTGGTGGCATCTCATCGACTCTAAATGGCGCTTCAGGCACAACGGCTAGAATTGTAAGCGGCCTAACGGCTGGGTCAAATACTTTTACAGTCAAAATTCGCAGTGTTGATACGGGAACTATTGATGCGTTAAATGTTCAACTTTCTGTAATAGATATGGGGTCATAATGATAAAAGTAACTAAATCAATTAATTTGACTCAATTGGATAAAGAATTAAATGGATTGGGTTTAAATGGAGAAAAAGATAGCAAAGGCAAAATAATTGCTGTCGGCTTAACCGAAAATAATCCAGCAACAGTTGAAGAATTAAAAAGGGCAATTGAATTGCATAAAGCTGAAGATGAAAAAGAGCCTACTGTTGAAGAAAAACTAGCATCAGTGGGTTTGTCGGTAGCAAATTTAAAAGCTGCACTAGGTATTTAATGGCCAAGCTTTGCAAAGCTGGTCAGCAACTTCGGGAGCAAATAGATGATGATTATCCTGATCGGGATCGTAAGTCTGATGGCTGGGTGGCTGATGCTCGGCATCTTGCAAAAGGCAGTTCTGACCATATACCAGATGCAAGAGGAATCGTCAGAGCTTTAGACATTGATGCAGATTTAAATGCTCACAAAGAAGAAGCTTATGCTTTGGTTGAGAAGATTCGTAAGTGCGCCAAGAAGGGCGATAAACGCATAAAATGTATTATCTACGATGGAAAGATTATGAGCCCAATACTGGGATGGAAACGCAGAACTTACAAAGGCGCTAATCCGCATCGCTCGCATTTCCACATTTCATTTACAACTTTGGGAGACAAAGATGGCAGTTATTTCAACCTCGAAGGAGAATCTAATGAGCGACCTAAAGAAGATGGCCGAGAGCTGGGCAAAGACATTCCTAGCGACAGCACTAGCGACCTACCTAGCGGTCGGCCTAGATGTCAATGCAATTGCAAATGCCGCTCTAGTGTCAGTCTTGCCTAGCATCATCAACTGGCTCAATCCAAATTATGAGCGTTACGGAAAAATTCGGTAATGGTTGCAGCTGAACTCGCAACCCTAGTTGCATCAGTCCTAGGATCAATTGCCCTTCTAATTGCTGGCCTTCGCTACATAATCAAATTGGAGAACATTCCTATTGTGTCGCGCCTTGATAAAATGGAGTCTCAGCTAGAATTGGCCCTAGCGAGAGGAGTCAGAAATGGCAACGCGAAAGCGCGTAAGTAAGAAGCCAGTTAAGCGGAAGCGCACTACTAAGGAAACACCGCTAACTAAGCTTGATTTCTGGGCCATTGCTGCCAATGAAGTTTATAAAGCTTGTCGCAGAGCTGGGATGGATGAAGGCACTTCGCTGGCCTTTGCTATGGATCGCAGCTCTTATCCTGATTGGATAGTGCCAGCCGATGACCCAATAAAGAAAATTGGTTGGGAAGATGGCGAGGAAGATAACTAATCTACTTCCGAGAGGTTGAGCTCTTTGAGGCTCTCAAGTCGCTTTATCCAGACTTGACGCCCCTATCAGCGACCGACCGAGCAGATGGCATTACCCACAATTCCTATATTGAGCTCAAATGCCGTAGGACTCATTATGATACTTTAATGATTGAGAAGAAGAAGTGGGATTATCTGGCCGATATAAGGGCTAGAACGGGCGCTAAGACCCTTTATATCAATTCAACCCCTCACGGGGTCTATCAGTTTGATTTAGGGGCTCTAATCGAGCCT